TGTTGCTTCGCAACATGATATCGGCAGTCATGTCCGCTGGTCCTATTGTGTTCGAGGCGTTTCAGTGCCCCGTATGTGAAACAGTTCAGTACCAGTGGCATCGGTATGAAGAATCTGTTAGGTGCGTTGACTCAAAATGCAAAGGCAGGATGTCTTCTCGTGCTCCTCGACCAATACCCATTGGTGAAGTCACCATGGAAGATATGGATTCAGCTTTCACTATTCTTTCCTCATCCTACGCATCTTCGATGAAGGAAATTCCACCTATGACTGATGATGAGTTGAACGCACAGCCACTAGCCGTCAGGAACATACTATACCGAGTGGCACTGGGGACTGCTCTTCGCACCTTGGAACTGTTAAAACGATCTGCTAACAATATTGCGAAAGGACGTGACCGTGGAAATAAGCAAGGGTGAATCTTCGCCGCTCGATGATATGACTGTGCAGGAGATTCTGGATCACGTGTCCGCTCGATGTTCCGCTTTCGTGGCCGGTTACATTCAACCGGAAGACGGTGGGATGGACATGGCCGCAGTCTATGTGGATGGCAACCGATGCACAACCATGGGTATTAGTGTTTTGGTCGAACATACCATGAAGCAACGTCTGATTGAAA